CGCAAGCCGCCCGTATTTGCCAAGCCGCCAGAGGGACCCGCGACCCCCTAGGGCTAGTGGCAAAGGCCGGCCGCCCCTAGGGCTAGTGGGCACCAGGGCTAGGGCCTGGGTGCCGCCACTTCTAGGGCTAGGGCCGAAACGCATCGCGCCCGGCGGGATGGTCCCGACCGGGCGCGATTCGCTGACGTGACAGGAATGGACACCGAAACCGGGTGACGGGTCAAGCCGCTTCGTGCATCGCCTCCCATCCGGCGATGGCGGCGTATCGACCAAGCGCCCGCACCAGCAGCGCCTCGGCGCGGCGCCGATCCATGCAGAAGGCGCGGCCGGCCTGTTCCACCCCCATGCCCTGCACCACGAAGGCGCGCACCAGGTCCTCCAGCGACCGCCCCGGCTTCACCGGATAGGCCGACGCCCATGCACGCCATGGCCCGTAGCGCAGGCGCTCGGCTTCCTCGAGGCGCTGATGAAGCGCGACGGTGGACGTGCTGGCGGCAAGCCGTTCGGAGAACTGCGACCTGGCCAGCACCTGCTTCCCGGCCTCCAGCCATTGCAGCAGGTCGGCGATCTCGACCGCCGCGCGATACTGCGCAGCGGACAGGCGCCCCGCCTCCCGCAACCCGCGCAGGCGATCGGCATGGAAGGTGCGCCGCTGGGCGACGTGGCGGTGATGCGCCTCAGCCTCCCGAGCCGCGGCGTCCGCCTTGGCCTTGGCCTGCGCGATCTCATCCCCGCAGGCCTCGGCGATGGCGCGCGCTTCGGCCGCCATGCGCGAGCCGTGCGCGTGGCCCAGCGCCCGCAGCGCCTGGAGGTCGGAGGTGCAATAGGGTTGCGGGCCGTCATCGACCCGCACTTCGCCTACGATCCGCGTCAGCATGCCGTCCATCGCCTTGCCCTCCGTCACGCCACGGCCTGTTGCGCCCGCCATTCCGCCAGCGAGGGCGGGGCGCCATGGGCCCCGTTCTCCCGCCACAGCCGGAAGGCGTGTTCGTATCCGCTGGTGCTGCGCTCGACCGGCGGGGGCGGCGGCGCGGCGCGCGCGACCTCCTCCATCACCGCGCGGCTGAAGAACATCAGGCTGCCGATCGGCCGCCCGTCACGGCGGGGCCGGGCCGACACGCGCCGCACCACGTCGCGGATCAGGTCGGCCGAGGCGCCCGCCTCCATCCATCCCTTGACCGGCAGCGCGGAGTGATGCCCCCGCGCCGGATCGAGGCCGGCGATGTCCGCGAGCTCGGCACCGATGGCGACCCAGTCGGTTTCCTCGCGCGCGTCAGCAGCCTGCTTAGCTTCTATAGCTATAGGCTTAGCTGCCGCGCGCGAGCTTTCCCCGCTGGGTTCGGTTTCGGTTTCCTGGGTTTCCGCGCCACCCCCCGCGAGGGGCAGCATCAGCGCGCCCTGGCGGCGGTCGCGGGCGTCTTCTCGGGTTTCGCCCTTGCGCGGCCGACCGCCCCGCAAGCCGTTGCTGCGCGCCGCTTCCACGCGGGCCGAGGCGGCCTGCACGCCCGGCAAGGCGACACCCCGGCCGTCGTCATCGAGGTCGAGCCAGCCGAGTTCGACCAGCGCGGCGAGATCGGTTTCGACATCGGTTTCCGATCGGTTTACCAGACGGGAAACCGCCGCGGAAACCGAACAGGGAAACCGAAGCCGGCCCTTGTCGGCGGCGACCATGGCGGCGGCGAGCAGGTCGAACCACAGCAGGCGCGCGAGCGCCGGCAGGGCGCGGAAGCCCATGTCGGCGGCGGCGCGGGTCAACCAGCGGTCACAGAGGCAGGATCGGGCCATGGTGGGTTTCCTGGGTTTCGCTCAGAGCAGCGCAGGCTGACGGGGCGCCGGCTGCTCAGCCGACGGCTTCGGCACTGGCGGCGTGAAGTCGGGCGTGAAGAAGCCGAGCATCCCACGGCAAGGCCGGAACGGCAGGGGCCGGGCATTGCGGATGACGAAGCCGAAGGGACCGAAGAACCAGCGCGAGGTGTTGCTGGTGACACAATCGACGATCTCCGCCTCGCCGACGATGCCGCCCAGGTCGAAATCGCAGGGCTGCTCGATATCCGGCCAGTCCCATTCCTGTGGGTCGAAGTCAAAGCGATTGCCGGCGTGGATCAGCACGGGGCCGCGATAGCGGGTGGCCCATCTGCGATTCTCAATGTCCTTATGCCCGGCGACGATCAGCCAGGCCCAAGGCTGCATGATGGATAGTGCCTTCATCCTTCGGCCCCAGCATCGGAAGAGGCGGCGCCCAGACGCTGGAAGCGTTCGCGCAGGCCCTTCGCCAGCTCGAGCAGGCGGGACTGCCCCGCGAAGCCGCCGGCGCCGAACATCGCCACGATGTCCAGCAGCTTGGCGTCAGCGTCGGACCGGCCATCCGTCGGCGGGTCGATGACATCGGCCAGGCGGTCCTGCAGGAAGGCCGAGAACTGGCCGACGCTCAGCGCCTTGCCCTCGACATTCGCCCAAGCCTTCCACGGTTCCGACAGCGCCGGCGCATAGTGCCCGCGATGCCCGCCGAAGCGCGGGTCGCCGTCGTGCCCGGCGCGGTGATAGTCGATCACCGAGGTGAAGGACGGCTTGGCCTCGTCATCATCGGCGAAGACCGCGCTGTCAGCATCCTTGAACCGGATGGCGTGGGCGATGAAGGAATCGAGGTCGGTGAAGACCGCCGTGCCCTTCCGCCGCTCGGGTGCCGTGCGGTACTGCTCCATCAGCGGCTTGAGGTTCACCGCCTCCATCCCGCGCGGCATGAAGCCGATGGCATTGCCATCCGGCAGCGGCACCAGCGCCGGCGCGTGCAGCGCCTTCACCGTGTCGATGATCACCTGGGCATCGCCCAGCTTGGTCGGTTCCATGGGTTTCGCCCCTTCCTTCACGACACGGTCCGCATGGCGCCGGCCTGCGCGTTCACGTCACGCAGCGGCAGGTCGGGCTGGTTCGGGTCCGACCGCACCAGCAGCCCGTCTTTCCCGCGCCAGAAGATGCTGCGGCGGCGCGACATGGTCGGCGTCTTGGTGGCAAGGTCGGGGACGATCTCGATCGTGCCGTCCTTCGCCACGACATTCAGCTTCAGGGTCAGCGACCCCTTCACCGCCTGCCCACCCTTGCGGATGGAGACCTGCTCCAACTCCTGGGTGATGTTCTTCACCTCCTCGGTCAGGTCATTGAGAAGGACGCCGTCCTCCAATTCACCGAGCAGGACGGCAAAGCTGCGCGCCGCGCCCGATGGCACAGATCCGCTCATGCGGGATCTCCTGTTGATGCCCCACCAGGCGTCGGCGCAGGGCCGGGGCTGGCAGCGTGGGGCGCCGCATGCCCGCCATCCTCGGATTCATCGCGGAACCAGGTCAGCCGGTCCTCCCAGCGCAGGCGGACCGTGCCGGTCTCGCCCTGGCGGTGCTTCGCGATGATCAGCTCGCCGACACCGTCGGCATCGCGCAGGCGGCGCTGGTGGGTGTCCAGCCGCTCCTCGAACTGCGCATCGGTTTCCTTGTCCCGCCGCGTCGGCATGGACTGCTGCAGGTAGTAATGCTCGCGATACAGGAACGCGATCACGTCGGCGTCCTGTTCCAGGCTGCCGGAATCGCGCAGGTCGGCCATGATCGGGCGCTTGTCGTCGCGCCGCTCGACCTCGCGCGACAGCTGCGACAGGGCGATCACCGGCACGCGCAGTTCGACCGCCATCGCCTTCAGGTCGGCGCTGATGCGCGTCAGTTCCTCATTGCGGTTCGCGCGCCCGCCTTCGATGCCCGAGGCCAGCAGGCCGATGTAGTCGATGATGATCATGTCCAGGCCCTGCCTCGCCTTCAGGCGGCGCGCGCGGGCGCGGATGGACGCGACGGTCGGGCGGCCGCGCGCATCCCAGGTGATGGGCAGCGCGCCGACCACCTGGCCGGCGCCGCAGATCCGGTCGGTCTCGGGCTGCGTCAACTGCCGGGCGGTGTTGCTGCCCGGTTCGATCATCAGCCCGCGCAGCACCGCCTTCAGCGGCAGGCGCGACTGCGCCGCCACCACGCGGGCCTGCACCTGCCAGGCATCCATTTCGGCGGAGACGAACAGCACCCGCGCCCCGGCACGCGCCGACCGCGCGGCGATGCCCGCGGCGAGCGCCGTCTTGCCCATGGCCGGCCGCGCGCCGATCAGCACCAGCTCGCTGGGCAGGAACCCGCCCTTGATGCGATCCAGCGCGTGGTAGCCGGAGGTGATGCCGATCAGCCCGCCCTTGGCGGTGACGGCGCGGCAATGCGCGTCCCACACCTGCGCGGACACGGTCGCGGCGGTCAGCAGGTCCGACTGGCGGCCATTGGCGGCTTCGCCGAGCGCGAACAACTGCGCCTCGACCTTCTCCATCACCTGGTCGGCCGACAGTTCGCCCTCGACCCCGAAGGCGAGGTTCACCGCGACCTCGCCGGCGTTGATCAGTTCCCGCCGCAGCCAGGTGTCGCGCACGACGCGGCCGTAGGAGCCGGCATTGATGATGCCGACCATCGCCGAGAGCAGTTCCGCGAGGTAGCCCGGGCCGCCGGCGTCATCCAGCGTGCCGGCATTCTCGAATTCGCTGCGCAGCGTGACGACGTCCGCGACCTGGCCGGCATCGATGCGGCGCGCGATGGCGGCGTAGATGCGGCCGTGGATGGCATCGGCGAAGTGGTGCGGGTCGAGGAAATCCCCGACCTGCTCATAGGCCTTGTTGTTCGCCAGCAGCGCGCCGAGCAGGGCTTGTTCGGCGGCGAGGTTGGATGGCGGCTGGCGGAGGGGCAGGCCGAAGGTCGGGTCGGTCATGATGCGGCCCGCGCCAACGCCGACGCAATGGCCCGGTCGAGATACCAGCGCGCCTTGCGCAGATCCTCGATCCCGCCCTTGTGGCGCCAGCGCCAGAGGTACTTCATGGCGTTGCCGGTGCAGAACGCCTCGAAGCCCTCGGCGCCGAGGGCGGCTTCGATGCCATCGATGCACTCGACGCCGCCCTGGGTGTAGTGCGGCGGGTGGTTGACGAGGTCGGTCACGCCGCGCGCCCGCCCCAGGCAAAGCTGCGGTGCGTGACACGGTGCGGCGGTTCGTCCGCGACCGGCTCCGCGATGCCGGTGAAGGCCTTCGCCGCATGCGCCGCGCAATAGACGCAGGGCGTGCCATCCCGCCGCTGCCGCACGCGCGCGCCGCAGAATTCATGCGTCGCGCGTTCATCGTTCCCCCACATCGGCCAGCGGCACGCCCGTGCCCCCGGCGGCGAAAAGACCCGCGGCCGAGGGGGTTCCTCGGCCGCGGGCAAGGTTAGGGAGGAAACGCCGCCGTCGTGTCCATCGACGGCCCCGGGCTGACCCGCACCGGGAGGGATACCGGCCGAAGCCGGGATGGGTTGGGCGACGGGGCCAGTGGGCATTTCCCCGCCGCCCTGCTGCGCGTGACGACGGAACGCCTCGGCCCGCAGCGTCTCGGTGGATTCCTTCGCGCGCGCCAGCGCCGCCGCGCCGCGCGCATGCGGCGAGCGCACGCCCCCGCTGCGCATCGGCCGCGGCGCGTCCGGGTTGCGCGGCAGGATCGGGCTCGGCCGCGCCGGCAGCTTCATCCGATGCGCGCGGCCGACCACGGCATTCTTCGACAGCGCCACGCGGCGCGCGATCTCGGCGCACGAAAACCCTTCCGCCCACAGCGCGCGCAGCCGGCCGTCGGCCGCGGCATCCCAGTTCGCCATCGCTATTCCTCCCCTTCCACGCGCAGCGCCGCGACCGCCTGCATGCAGGCGCGCTGGAGCTGCAGCAGCTCGTCCGCGACTTCCTTCCGTTCGGCCGGCGTCACCCGCGCATCGGCCTTCGCGCGCGCCCAGGCGGCGAACATGCCGCTGGCGCGCATGCCGACCTCGGCGATGGCAGCGTCTTCCAGCCCCGGGCCGCCGGCGATGGGCACCAGCGCGTGGCCGGCCAGGCGCGCGAGCACCTGCGTCACGATCGGTTCGGCCGCCACCGCTTCCAGGTCCGCGACCACGTCCGCGGGCATGCCGCGGTCGGGGCGGTGCGGGTCGTATGTCTCGGCGAGCGCCGAGCGATTCAGCCGGCAGACGGTGGCCGCGGCATCCAGCCCGCCGACCTTGGCCACCAGGCGCCGCCCGGCGGTCTTCAGCGCGGCGCGATCCACGGGGGACAGCAGCGTGTCGGTCATTGCGCGGCCTCGGATGGGTTCCGGGTGAAGGGGGCGCGCCGTGTGTGTATGGTGCGCGGCATGAAGGGCGCGATCACAGATGCACATCCCGGTCGGACATGAGGAACCAGCGGGCCATCAGCGCGCGCATGCCGCTTTCCCTTTCGCCGGCCAGCGCGCCATGCTGCGCGCGGGGGCGCAGGGGAGAGGGCCGGGATGCACAACCTTGCTGGATTCGGCCGTCTGTTCGGCGGCCTGGGCATCGCGTTGGGCGCGCTGCTGATCGCGATGGGCCTGTTCGTGCGGGAGGAACCCGCGGACCGCATCGCGCGCGAACGCTGCGAGGTGGAACGGTCGATGGGCCGCCGCGCGGCACCCTGCCCGCTGCCCGGCGGCGTGGACCGGCCGCTGCTGCTTGCCGCGGGCGGCAGCGCCATCGCGTCCGGCACGCTGTTCCTGCTGCTGTCGGGCATCCTGGCGACGCTCGCCGGCCTGCGGGAGGATCTGCAGAACGCCGAGCAACGCCGGCAGGCCGAGGCGCGGCGTGCGCCCGACCAGCCGCCGGAAGGCTTCACCCGCCCCGACAACCCAGCGCCTGCCCCGCGGCGCGCGCCGCCGACGGACCGCATCGGCGACCCACCGGCCAACCCCATCCCGAGCCGCTTCGAACTGCTGACCCGCCACGGCGAGGCGGTGGGCGGCGCGGCCTGGGAGATCATGCGGCAGGCGCAGAAGAACGGGTTCGCCGTGCCGGAGAGCGACGCGGTCGCGGAGGCGCGGCGCCGGGGATAGGCCGGCCATCGTCAGGCCGCCTTCAGTGCGGAGGTGCGGGGCTTACCGCCACGGGTCGGACGGCCGCGACGCGAGCGTCCACCGACGACGGCACCAGTCCCCCGCATCAGCGAAGCTCTCCGAGAGCCGATACGAAGAACGCATCAGCAACTTCCAAACCCACTTCCGCACCGAGATCCCCCTCGATTTCTGCAACTTCACGACGCGCGACTGCCAGCCTGGCGCGGAGCACGGTCCCTCGTGCTGCGGCGGCGCGGTCGGCCACGTCCTGCGAGACCCGTTCCGCCTCCCCCGATGCGATCTTGCGCACCCAGGATTCACTGACGCCGAGCATCTCGGCGGCTACGGCCTCCCCCCGCTTGCGCCCCAGCAGGCGAATTAGGTCCGCGACAACCTTGCGCGTCGCGATGGTGGCGGGGTTTTCCAGTGACGGGGTCACGCGCCGAGACCCATCGTCGGCGCATGGGAACCGCCCCGCATGCCACCGCGAATCGGAAACACGGCGCGCATCCTCTAAGCCGCTGCCGGCTGCGGCGAGCCACCACCACGCAGGCGGTCGCGCAACGCCTCCGCGCCCGGCGGAGTCCAGTCCAGGCCGGCATCCAGAGCCATCTGCCAGACCGCGACGTAGTGCTCGCTGGGGATGCCGCGCGAAGCCCAGTTCGACACGGCCGTCATCCCCACCCCGCAGGCGGTTGCGACGGCTTTTCGGCCAAGGCGATCCAGGAGGTCGGCGGCGGTCATGGCGCGTAAGACATCACATATCGTGGAGTATCGTCAAGCGAGACGTGGTGTGCCTTCATTGACCCCGGGCTTCACAATGCGTGGCATGGGGCGTGCCAGCACATCGGAACTCGTGAAGATCCACATCGGGCGACGGCTCCGCGTCGCGCGCGCCTATCTCGGGATCGAGCAGTTGCAGATGGCGCGCCTCATGGGCATCGAACCGACTACCCTCAGCAATTACGAGAAGGGCATCCGCCTGGCCGACACCACGGCGGTGCTGCGGCTGATGCAGCACAGCGACTTCACGCCGAACTTCATCCTTGGCGGCCTTCTGACCGGGATGGATTTCGACATGCGCCAGAAGATCGAGGAACTCGCCGGCGCACATGAAGCGTGCATCGGCGGACTCGTGCCGGAATGGCCCATGGCCACCGAATTACGCGGCAGGCCGCGGGCGCCGGCGGCGACCCCTCGCAAGCCGTTGCGCCGCGTGCTGCATGAACAGCAGGCGCCGTTGCCCCGTCCCGGCAAGCCGCACGCTTGATCGCCTACGTCACCTTTCTGCTGCTCTCCAACATTGTCTGGATTCCCCACTGGATCGGGCCGCCAATGGCGGCCCCGCCGATGGCGAACACCCCTGCGCCAGCGTCGACCCAGGCGCGGGCACAACCGCGCGCCGAACCCCAACCATTCGCGCCACCTGCCGCCACGGGATGCACCCGGCCATCGCCCTGCGTCGGGCCGCGCGGCGGGCTGTACTACATCACCTCAGGTGGATCGCGGGTCTATCTGCCTCGACGATAATCCACATTTCGTGGAATTTCTGCTTGCGGCATTCCACATAACGTGATGTATGTTCGCCCCGTCACCCGACGGAGGCGACCATGGACTTCACCACCCTCATCCCCTGGGCCGCGATCTTCTGGGCCAGCGCGGCCGGCGGCGGCGTCATGCTGACCGTCGCGGTGCTGATCGCGATGGAGGGTCGCTGACATGGCCCTTGATTTCCCCGATCCGAAGCGTGCCCGCGCGCGCGCCATCGCGGGCCTCCTCGGCCTCGGCTGCGTCACGAGCGGTATCTGGGCCGCATTCGGCGGCGCTGCAGCCGGCATTGCACTCGGACTGCTCTTGATGGCGTCCGCGATACACGACAGGTACGAAGAAGCGGAGGGCCGCTGACATGGCCCTCGACCTCCTCCCCGACCAGCCGCCCGAGCGCGGCCGGCCGACTGTCGCGCAGACCCAGGCCGCGCTGCTGGCGCTGCCGGACGGCTTCGGCGCCATCGGCGCCCGCCTGCTGCGCGAACCCGGCCTGACCACCGACGCGCTGCTGATCGTCGCCGACGCGATGGACGATGGCGCGGCCGAGCGCGCCGAGACCCTCGGCGCCTGGGATGCGGAGGTGCGCGCGCTGCGCACCCTCGCCACCATCCTGCGCGACGCGGCGCCGCGCTACGCCGAACGGCCGCCCCGCGTGCCGCTGAGCGCGCTGGAAGCCGAGGCGTCCATCCGCCGCCGCCCCATCGCCGCCGGCCTTGCGACCGCGGGCGGCGAGCCATGACCCCCCGCCCCTTCCGCATCGTCCCGCGCGTCACCCGCACGCCGCAGCTCGGCTGGACCTATCTGCGCTGGGGGCGCCGGCTGCGGCGCATCCCGGATGACTGGGCGGCCGACCTGCGCGCGCTGGCCATCATGCTCGGCGTCTTCGGGGCGATGACCGCCACGGGCCTCGCCCTGGTGGCGCCGTGACCGGCGTGCGCGAGGTGCCGTACCGCACGGCCGACGATCAGCGCCGGCATCCCGGCCTGACCATCCCGCTCTCGCTGGCCGCATGGATGGCGGTCGTCCTGCTGATCGACCTGATCGCGAGGTGCCTCTGATGGCGACGCTGTCCGACACGATGGATGCGCCGCTTACTGAGCTGATGCGCGCGGCGGCGATGCTGGCGAGATACCCCGAACTGCGCGGCGCGCAGGAACGCATCGTCGCCAGCGTGCAGGTGCTGGAAGCCACGCGCGTCACCCTGCGCCACGCCGAGGACATCGTGCGCCCGCCGCCGCCGCGCACCGAACCGCCGCCGTCGCGCGTGGTGGACCTCGGCGCCGCCCGCGCCGCGCGCGGCGCCGTGCGGGACCGCCCGCTGTGAACGTCATGCACTGGGCATCCCTGGCCTGCCGCACCATCGCGCTGGCGCTGGTGGCCTGGACGCTGCTGACGACCATCCCCGCCACGGTGGACCTGCTGCGCCGGCACGAGCTGCGCATCGAAATCCGCCCCAGGCCCTTCCTGATGCAGCGAGGCCCGACCTGGACATGAGCACCATCACCATCACCCCGGCGGCGCTGCGGGCCGCGCTGGCGACGACGCGCCGGATGGGCGCGGATCGCGATAACGACGGCGAGGCCGCTGCCTTCTTCATCGATGCGCTGAACGTGCTGGAGGCGTTGCTCGACCCGGCGCACCAGATGGACGGCGCGGCGTCCATCACGGCCGCGGCTGTGACACCGGCGGCGACGGCCCCGGCCGAGCCCGCGCGTCCGCCGGCGGAGACGTCCGCACCGCGCGCGCCCGATGCGCTGTCGGTGGAAACCCTGCACAGCCTGGCCATCGGCCCGGCGCCGACCCTGGCGCAGGAGGAATCGCAGCCCGCCCATGCGGACAGCATCGCCGCCGCCGAGGCCGACCATGCCCCCGGTGATGCCGCGGCCGCCCCGCCGCTGCTGCGCGGCATCGCTCGCGCACCGTCCGGCGGCGGTGCGCCGCGCGCCGTCTGGCCCGATGCGCGGATCGCCCGCCTCGATGCCGGCTGGCGGGAGCATGAAAGCACGGAAGCCTTCCTTGCGGAGTTGAACGCCATCCCGGCCGACCAGCCGATCGCGAGCGTCGGTGCCCTGCGCGCCAAGGCGCGGGAGCGCGGCCTGCGCCGCAGCCAGGCCATGCTAGACGCCATCGCGCGCGCCAGCGGGCAGAAGGGCGGCGCGGTGACCGAGGCCCGCACGCCGACGGTCGAAACCGGCATGCGCACGCCCGAGCGGATCGCCCTGCTGCGGCGGATGTGGCCCGACCAGGCGCTGTCGATCCGCCAGATCCATGAGGCCTGGAACGCGCTGCCCGGCCCGACGTTCGAAAGCGGTAATTCGCTTTACGGCATCGCGCGCATGCTTGGCCTGCCGTCGCAGCGGATGGCCATCGCCGCCGCGCCGCCGGCCGCACCAGCAGCCGAGGATCCGCCCATCGCGATCCCGCCCGCCCCGGGGCGGCCCGAACCCGAACCGGCGCCGACCGCGGACCATTTTCCCGAGACCACGAAAATGGTCGGTGCACCGACCGCCCCGCCGATCGACGCCCGCATCGCCAAGGCGTGGGCCGGCACGCCGGGCAAGGGCGCCACGCTGCCCGTCTCCGCAGCCCGGGGCGACGACATCAAGGCCGAGGCCTTCGAGGCATTCGACCGGGGCCTGACCGTCCGCGACATCGCGGTCGATTTCGGCGAGCCGATCGCCACGCTCAGCACCTGGCAGGCGGAATGGCGCCTGCTTCGCAAGCAGCAGGAACAGGGAGCATCCAATGAGTGAAGCAGCAGCCTACCCACCCGGCGAGTACGCCATCGTCGAACTGTTCGGCCACACCACGCTGGTCGGGCGAATCGCCGAGGTCGAACGCTTCGGCGCGAAAATGCTGGCGCTCGAACCGCTGTTCGGCGGCGAGCTGCTGCCCGCCATCTTCCACGGCGGTTCGTCCATCTACCGCCTGACGCCGTGCTCGGCCGAGGTCGCACACGCACGGCAGCCGCGCGAGGCGTGGCAGGTGCCGGCACCGATCCGCGCCATCCTGCCCGCAGCGATGCTGACCGCGCCGATCGACCCTGATGATGATGAGCACGACGACGCTGTCGGCAGCGACGGATTCCCGCTGTGAACGCCCCCACCTTCGCCGACGCCGCGCATCACGCGCTGCAAACCGCCATCGCCGTCGAGACGGACGCCGTCGTCGTCGCATCCCTGACAGCGAATGGCGCGATGATCCTGCTGACGCGCAAGCGCAGCCCGATCGAGTTGATCGTGGTTGCGCGCAGCCTGCTTCAGCAGGCCCTGGATGAAACTCAGGATGCGCTCGCGGCCGACGGCTGCGACAGCCAAGGCGATGACCCGATGGAAGAGCGCCAAGCATTCCTGCTTGCCGCGCTGGACGAACTCAGCGGCATCGATGAACTCCGCACGGGGCCCTACGCCAATGACTGACGCCCCCACCAACATCCCCGCACCGCGCGGCCTGCTGACGCCGACCGAGGCATGGGCGTTCGGCGTGGTGTGCGGGGTGCTGTTCTGCGGCGGCGTTGCGGTGCTGGCCTGGCAGGCGTGGGGGCGCCCGTGAGCCCGCCCATCTGGACCGTCGCGAACCACGACACCTACGCCGTGCTGCACCGGCCTGACGGCACGGCGGCGGCGCGGTTCCACGTCATCGCGGAGGCGCACGAGGTCGCGGCGCGGATGAACGCCATGGATGCGGTCGCAGCAGCCGTGCAGGCCGAGCGTGCGGCCTTCAGCACGGCCTGGGCCGACCTAAAGGCAGCAATAGAGGCGGCCGAGTGGTCCGCTAATATTCGCATTGCAGAAAGCCAGATGGCCGCGATGGACGCCATCCTCGCCCGAGGCGACACCTCCGCGCTGACCGCCGCGCTGGCGGGGGCAAGGAGGGAGGGCGAGGAAGCCGAACGCGAGCGCATCTGTGCGATCTTGGCGACGCATGTCTATTCGAGCGGCGCCGAAGGACCATACCTGCGCGAGACACGAGACGCGCGGCTTGACCAGCATCACAAGACCATCATCGCCGCCATCCGCGCGCGCTCCGGCGGGAAGGAGGGGGGCGTGAGCAACATATTCGCGACGCTAGTAGCGCACCGCACCCGCCGCATGGAGATTGCCTGCCAGGGGGCGAACGTCGATTTGCTCGGCGCGCTCATGGAAGCCCGCGCCATCATCGTCGGCGCCGGGCTGTATCGAGCCGGGGCGCCTGAACTGGCGCACATCGAGGCCGCGCTCGCCGCCGCGCAGCCTCGCCGGGACGAGGGGAACGGGGATGGTTGAAAGACACCACGCCGATCTGCGCGCGCTAGCCGAGCGGTGCGAAATGGCAGAAGGTCCAGACCGCGCTTTGGACTTCATGATCCTCAAGCGCGTGCGCGGGCTTCGTGACCTGGGCTCAGGGCTCTACGAGATGGACAACCACTACTATGCGCTTGAGGACGATGATCCGGACGAGAGGCATCCGCCTTTCCCGCGCGTGACAGCCTCCGTGGACAGGGCGCTAGGCCTCGTTCCGAGCGGCTTCTCCGTTCGGATGGGAACGCGCGGATGGGCAGAGATCATACGATCACAGCCGCACCGCTTCATATCCACCCACGCGGCAACGCTGCCTCTCGCGCTTTGCGCAGCGGCCCTGCGCGTCCGCGCTACCGAACAGGACACCCCCGATGCCCCGCGCTGAACCCGCGATCCGTGCGGCGTTGGAGGCGGCGGCGCTGGCCGTGTCGGAAGCGACGCTCGATTGGGGCGACGATCCGCCCGAGATATGGGGCGGCCACCGCGAGACAGCAGCAGCCGCCATCGCCGCGTTTCTGCGCGCGCTGTCGCCGTGTGACGTGATGATGCAGCGATGGACGAACGACAATCCGCCGCAACAGGACGGCCCGCACTCAACGATCACACTCGCCGCCGCCGTCACCGCCGCAGCAGAGGATGGGCAGTGATGACTGAATGGTATCCGATGTGCACCGCGCCGCGCGACGGCACGATGATATGGCTGCGTCTCGCTAGCGGCTACGAATTGCCCGCCGTGTGGATGCGCGGGTTTGAGACAGATGCCGGCGAAACCGGCGCCTGGTGCGCGTGGTCCGAGAACATGATCCCGCCGTCATGGACCGACGCCGTGTGCTGGTCCGTCAATGCTGAGGGCGAACCGTCTGACCAGCCGACAGGCTGGCGCGAGCCGCCGGAGCCGCGCGATGGCTGAGCCGCGCCGCATCCAGCGCAGCCGCGCAAAGGGATGGCGCATGCCTGAAGGCGCCGTCTATGTCGGGCGGCCCGGAGTGTGCAGCAACCCGTTTCAGCACCCCGACAAGGCGATCGCGGTTCGCATGTTCCGCGTGTGGCTGACCGGCAGCCTGCGAACCGCGACGCTGTTCGATGAACGCCTGAAAAGCATCGAGGGGAAGCGCATGCTGATCCATCGGCGCCATGTCGTGCTGCGCCACGCGCTGCCGGCGCTGCGCGGCCTCTCCCTCGCCTGCTGGTGCCGCCTCGACCAGCCCTGCCACGCCGATGTGCTGATGGAACTGGCGAACCGCCCGCTGGTCTGTGAGGCGGCCAATGGCTGAGCCGGCGCTGTTCGACCACAATGAGCTGCTGGCGATCGCCGCCGAGGCCGCCGCCCGCATGATCGTCTGCGCGCCCACGGCGCAGTTCGGCAACACCAGCGGTGCCGCCGCGGAGTGGATCGGCATCGCGCTCGAGGCGCATCGCGACATGCCGAGGCTCGACACGCCGGAGATCCTCGCGACCGCGACCGGCGACACGCTGCGCGACGCGGCGCGTGCTGCGGGCATGACGGTCGGCGGCAGCAGCAAGGCCCTGCGCGGCCGCCTGGCCGGCCACGCCGAGGCGATGACGCTGCCCGGCAGCGCCTTCGCGGCGCCGGCGCCGAAGCACCGGCCGGCGGCGAGCGGATTCAACCCCTGCGAGGGCTGCGCCGAACCGGACAATTGCAAGGCCGCCGGCAAGTGCTGGGCGCAAGAGGGAGAGGACGGCTCCGATGAATAGCGCCGCCGTGATTCCCGCCCGCGCCTTCACCGTCATCAACAAGAGCGGCGAGATCCTGCCGATGTTCGTGGCCGACTCAGCCGAAGCCGCCCGCAACCTGGCGGGAAGCGAGTTCGTCGGCGGCTGGAAGACGGCCTATCGGCACGGGTATCGCGTTATCCCCATCGTCATCACCGCCGCTGTGCAGGCGACCCATGGGCGCTGACACCCGCATCGAATGGGCCGACCACACCTTCAACCCGTGGACCGGCTGCCAGGCGGTAAGCCCGGCCTGCGATCACTGCTATGCCGAGGCGCAGGCGAAGCGCGCGCCGGCGACCTTCGGCGGCTGGGGCCCACGCGCCGAGCGCAAGCGCACCAGCGAATCCTACTGGCGGCAGCCGCTGCTCTGGAACAAGCGCGCTGCGGCAGCCTGCGCCGCGGCCATGACGGCGGTCGTGACCGGCCGGATCTCGACGCGCACGCCGCGCGGCAGGTCGAGCCAGTACGGCTCGGCCGGGAGGTCGAGGGTCAGCATCAACTTCTCCGGTGGAATGAGTTTCGGCGCATGTCCCGCGTCGGCTCAGGGGCGCGAAGCAGGTCGGCAGCCTTGGTCACTGAGATCAGCTTCTCAGCCAATGCCCGATAGCAGAGGCGAGTGAACCGTCGCGGCCTTTCGATGCCAAGATCGGCTGGCATTGGGTGCGGTTCCTGCTTGCGCCACGTTCTTGCAGTCGTCTGGAACAGTGCGACGAGTTGCTCCTGAGAGATGATGCCGAGATCACGAAAGCGAACGAGTAGCGCGCTCGCCGCCACACCGTACATGCGTTTGGTGGCAACGAGTTCAGGCATCCCAAATCCATGTCGGTGCTTGCCAACCGCTTCACGCAGATGCACGGCTGGCATCAGGAAGGCGCTGGCAAAGCGATGCGCCGCCTTCTCCTCGTCGATGCCATCGACCCGCATGAGGCGGTGCCCCAACTCATGCAGCAGAGTAAAGCGCCGACGCTCGAGATTATAGGTCGAATTGACAACGATTACTGGAACCGGCGGCTGGTCTGGCCGCTCGACAAGACAGGTCAGCCCCGACACTGCCTCTGGGAGTGGCAGCAGGATGACTTTGATGCCGTGTTTTTCGAGTATCTCGGTGATATCCGGCAGTGGTGCTTCACCGAGCTTCCATTGCCTGCGCGCCTTGTTAGCGACGGCCTCGGCCTCCTCGAAACTCCGCACCATCTCCGGCTCAAAAGGTGCCTTCCAGTGAGCACTGTCGAGATCGAGAACTTCCTCGATCATCAGGTAACGCTCGACGTGTTCGAGCACTGCCGCTTCGACGACAGCCCGTTCTTGGGCGCTGGTCCCTGACTTCTTGCGGAACTCGAGCGCGCCCAGGCGCACAGCCATGGGGGCCGCCAGGAATTCCAGCGACACGCCAAGCACCTTCGCCAGCTCGATAAGCACGGCCGAACTGGGCGCCATCTCATCACGCTCGTACTTGCTGATCGCGGTGTGCGTAACCTGACCGCCCATGCGATCCGCAACGTCACGCAAAGAGAGGCCGGATTTGCGACGCGCGATCCGCAGCCTCTCACCGATCATCTTGACCCCCGCTTGGTTTCCAACAGATAGTTTCAGCGCAAAACGTAAACCGAATGCCTTGAAGAGGTCAAGGCGTTTCAGACTAGATCACTGATTCAAAAGAAAAACGGCGACCCAGTTGGCGCTGGATCGCCGTTTCATACCAGCCGGCCTGTTCGGACGGCTGGGCGGATCCGGGAGACGTGCCCCCGTGTTGGCGACACACCATGGCACAGACCCTGACCGTTGTGAATCCCGGGAATACTGGCTATTCCCAAAAGAATCAAGGCGGTAGGCTCGCACTCACTCATGGCCGTACCTCCATGAATCAATGGGTTAGCAGCCAATTCGCACTCGCCAGAACGCAAAAAGAGGCCGGCCAGGGTTTCCCCCGACCGGCCCAAAATAGGCGCTTGACGCCTAGGTGAATTACGCCTAGTGTCTGGTCATCGGCAAGGGAATGGTCCCGGCCGGTGGAGATAGCCCAGATGGACCGCATCGAGATCAAGACCGCCGCCGGCGCCACCTTCTACTCGGCGATGTTCCGCACGGATGCCCAGCGCGCCGAGCATGTCGCCATGGCCCGCTCCTACCCCCAGTGGTCCGATGCCGCGCAGATCGTAGTGACCTCTGCCGCCGATCTCGACGCCGAGAATGCCCGTTACGAAGCGGTGATGGCCGCCCGCCGCGCGGCGGGCGTGCCGGACTGGCGCCCGCTCGCCCTGGCCTCGGTCGAGTGGCAGGACGCATGGGACAACGGCCCTGGCGCGGAGGCGTAACCCGGTGGAGTTCGCGATCCTTCCCCATGCCGAGGCGCCAGAGCCTCGGCTTACGTTTGAGGCCAGCGACGCTGCCGGATTGCGGCGCGGCCTATCCGGCCATCACGCGGGCGGCGTGCTCGCTGTGCGCTGGCACGACCGTGAGCGCCCCGGCGGCGGCTGGCAGTTGGTGTGGCCGCTGCGCGATGGCCGCCCGCTGGTGACTAGCTACCTGACGATTCCGCGCGGCCTGTGCCCCGCATCCGACGCTCGGGTTGCATGGGAGGCGGCAACCGCAACAGCGGCCTATTGTCGCGAACATGCCAGCCAGTTGCGCGGCGTTCTGTCCTGGGTGCACAGCACATGACCCCCACCGATTTCCGCGCCGCCCTGGCCGACCTGGGATACACCCAGGCGGCCTTCGCCCGCCTGCTGACTGAGCGCGGCCACCCTGCCCGCGACGTGGCCCGCAGCGTGCGCCGCTGGGCAGAGGTCGGCCCGCCCGGCGAGATCGTGGTGATCCTGTCGCTGCTGCGGGAGCAACGCGCGGCGGCCTGACTACCCAGCCACCCGCAGCGCCGCCGCGTACCGGCGCGTCACGTCATCCAGCCCGATCAACCCCCCGTTGATCGCCCGCCGCCAGCCCTGGATATCGCCCGCATCGGCCATCCGGTTGCAGCCCTTCCATTCCGCCCACACCCAGCACGCCACCGCCCCGGCGGTGTTCGGCCGCTCCGCCAGGTCCGGGTGCTGCACCAGCGGGATGCCCGTCGCATCCGTCGCCTGCCGGTAGGCATCCCGGCCGGTGATCTGGATCAGGCCTCGGCCGCGATACAGCCACCCGTCGCCGCCGCCCTCCCCCGCATTGCCCATGCGCCCGCCATAGGCGCGCTCGGCGATGGCGCGCTGGTCGGCCGGGCGATCCCCGACCCGACCCATGCGCTGCGCGTCGCCCGGGCTGAAGCGCGCCGGCCAGGTCGCGCGCAGGCCCTCGGGGCTGTAGTTCAGGCTCTCGACCAACGTCAGGCCGCCGGCCGATTCGTGCCCGATCGTCGCCGCGAAGGCCGCCGCGCGCCGCCCTGCGGTGATCCCGAAGCGCCGGGCCGGCCCGGCGATGTGCGGCGCCCAGAGATCCGGTTGCGCGAACCCCGCCGCGCGCAGGATCGCCAGCCAGTTCGGGTCGCCCACTGCGACCACCGGCACGCCCGTGGCGATCGGCCCTTCCGACACGGCAGCGCCGGGCGGGCGCGCAAACAGCCGGCTGAACCAGGATGCGATGGCATTCATGGCGTCACGATCTCCCGCACCCGCGCGAGCCTCGCGCGGCAATCCTCGCCGGCCTCGGCGAGATCCAGCACCCACCGCGCCAACGCCGGGTCATCGGGCGCGTCCGGCACCGCCGGCGCCGGCAGGCACGCCAGGAGGGTCGGCGGCACCACCAGCGGCGGCGGCGGGGCGGGCGCGCAGCCCGTCCAGGGCAGCAGCCATGGCAGGGGCAGCAGCGCAGAGGCGAGACGACGGGGCAGCATCGACGGCCCTCCTGACGGGCTGGAATCGGGCGGTGCGGGCGGCGGCGTCGGCGGCGGCGCGCTCGAGCGCCGCGATCGCCTTGTCGCGGCCGGCGACGGCGCGCTCGGCGGTGGCGGCGCGGGTCTCGGCGGCGTGGCGCCAATCGCGCTCGAGCCACAGCCACCCGGCCAGCACCGCGCACACGGCCGCGACGACGGCCCAGCGCAGCAGCGGCGATGCCAGCGCGGCCAGCATCACCCCTGCCCCGCCTGCACGCGCGCCAGCTCGGCCGCGCACATCGCGTCCAGCCTTTCGCGCGGAATGCCGAGGCGCTTCACCCGCCCGGGCACGCTGTCGAGCACGTAATCCACCATCCCGGCGATCGCGCGCTCGACCGGCTGGCCGCCGGCGATGGCCTGCACGGCGCCCTGTGCCGCATTGGCGATGGCGTGGCGCACCAGCGTCGCGTCGGTGCCATCGATCGACACGCGCAGCCAGGTCCACAGCCGCGGGATGAGCGGAATCGCGGCCGCCGCCAGCGCCGTCATCGCGCCGGCAGCCGCCGTCATCGCCGCATCGGCGATGGGCGAGAAGTTCATGATGTCTCTCCGATGATGTGGGATGCCGGCGCGTGCCGGCGGTCAGGCTATGGCCGCGGCGGAAACAGTCTCTGCAACAGCAGATCAAGCCCGCGCTGTCCCGCCCACGCGAGCATCACGGTAATCGTCACCCGCCATTCCTCGCTTTCGGCGCCGATCAATCCCGCGACGTGCCAGCCCAGCAATGCAAAGGCGCACACCAGCGGCAATTCGTAGAGCGCGATGCCGATCACCTTCGCCAGCGTTGGCGCTTCGGCCCGCGTCGCATTCAGCAATAACAGCGCCCGCCCCGCACCGGCCGCGGCCAGCGCCTTGCCCATCACCCATAGATCGGGGCTCGGATTGTCCATACGCGGTGCCCCCATCTCGCCCTCCGCTGCTACTCGCTCGCGCACGCGCGCGCGCGCGAATTGATCGTGAAATCGTTCGCCTCAGCCGTTCAGCACCAGCATCCGCCGCCGGGTGAACGGCCCGTTGCTGCCGACGATCGCCAGCGCCGCCAGCCCATCCCCATCCAGCGTCACCGCCAGGTCGCCGAGCAGATCGACGCTCACGGTCGCTGCCACCGCATCGCCGTCGAGCAGGATCGGCGTGTCGCCGACCACCCCCACCACCGCATCGCCGGGATAACCCGTGGCAGCGACGGCATCGTCGGCCAGCGTGGCCTCAAGCCCGCCGGATAGCGGCACCGACGCGGTCGCGGCGGCGGTGTCATCGGCCAGCGTCGCTGCCAGATTGCCGATGACCGCCACGGATGCCGTGGCGGCGACGCCGTCGCCGGCCAGCGTGGCGGCCAGGTTTCCGATGATCGGCACGCTCGCGGTGGCGGCGACCGTGTCGTCATCCAGCGTGGCGGCCAGGTCGCCGGACACCGGCACGCCCTCGGCCAGGCTGACCAGCACCTCCACCGCGACATAGGAAACCTGCGTCGATGGGTCGGTCGCGCGCGCCAGCGCCTCGGCCGCCAGGAAGCTGACGCGGACAGGCGGATTCTCAGTGCCGGCCAGCGCCTCCACCGCGACATAGGAAACCCGCGTCGAGCCGGACATGTCAGGTCACGACCTCGACCCCGGCCTCAAGCGCATTGACCGCGCTCGCGCCCCAGGCGGCCCCGGTGTTCGGGTCGGTCTCCCACAGCGCGAATCGCACCGCCTCGGTGCTCAGCGCCGGCGAAACCGCACTGTCGTTGCTGGTGGTGGATCCGCTCTTGAGGAAGCCGCGGATGGTGCGCGCGCCGGCATCGGCCTTCTGGTGGCCGTAGTTCAGCGCAACCCCATAGACATTGGTGGGCGTATAGGACAGGTCCGCCAGGCCGTAGCGATCGATATGCCCCGCCGTGGTCGTGTGGACATAGTCCGAGGTGCTGACCGTGTCGTCATCGACCAGGGTGTAGTTCGTCGATCCGGTGCTTCGCGACCACTGCACCGATGCGTCGCTTGCCGCGCGGCAGGTCAGCACCCGGCAATCCCCCAACAGGGCGTTGTTCACCGACCCGGCGTTGTCGAGGATATAGAGATCGTCGTACCGATCCGAGGTATTGGCGGTGCCATAGAACCGCACCCGGTCGGCCTGCGCCGCGGTTCCCTGCTTGGTATCGACGCCGGTGACATTGAGCACCTGCACCCCATCGACGCGGATCGCCATCGACCCGGTCGAATCGTGGATCGTGGTCATCACCTCGATATAGTGCCAGGCGCCATCGCCGATGATGGGGGCGGCCGTGGTGCCCAGCACCGCCGCCTGGTTGCCCCGGCAGGCGGACAGGGTGCCATCGGTGTTGATCCGCACGCCGCATTGCTCGGTCGTGTTCGCGGTATCGTACAGCGAGAAGATCGTCAGGGCCGATCCCGGCAAGGACGAGCGGATATGCGCGAAGCCCACGCCGATCGTCGCCTTGTTGCCGAAGCTCGGCCCCGTCAGCGTCCAGGCGACGCCGAATGTGGAGGTCAGCGCCCGCCCCGCGATGCGCCCGGTGCCCGCCGCGATGTTGCTGCCGGACCATCCGCGCAGCGCCGCATAGGCGCCGGTCAGCGCGTCGAAGCCGTCGATGTACAGCAGCGTCATCGGCTTGCTTCCTCACGCGTTCCCGGCGGTGATCGCATAGGTCGCGATCGTCACCGGCTCGCCGGACACGATCGACGTGCTGGACAGCTTCATCGGCCCGGCGCCGCCGGTATCCGTGCACTCGCCCTGTTCGTGGCAGGTCGTGCCGGTGCTGTCGTAGATGCGATAGTATCCGGCCGTGCCGCTGGCATTGGCCGCCCCATCCGACCAGGTGCCGGCCTTCGCCTTGCTGCCGGACGACGCCGCCGCCAGCCAATCGGTCGGCAGCGTCGCTTCCATCAGCAGCGTGCCGGTCGCCGCGGCGGCGCAATTCGCCGGCATCGACCCGCTGTAGATGCGCAGCAGCGGATCGGTGCCGACCACGACTTCGAAAGCGTCGAGCTGCGCGTTGCGCGCGGCCACGGACCGTTGAACACCCATGGTTCAGCCCCTCACAAGCAGGATGGTTCCGGAAAAATCGCCCAGCGTCGCATCGGCGGACGCCGCGGCGACCAGGTCGAAGTAGTCGTCGATGGCGAAGGCGATGGCCGCGCCGCCGGTCGTCGCCAGCACCGGCACGGTTCCCGCCGCGGCCCAGGTCAGGGTGCCGACGGCGGACCCGTTCCTGCGCAGCGACCAGACCGTGCCGGCGGTCGCCGCCGTGTCGGCCACGAAGGAACAGCCGAGCGCATCCGGCAACAGCACCAGCGGCTGTGCCTTCACCTGCCAGCGCACCAGGATCTCGGCGTTGTCCGGCACGCCGCGCACCCAGATCGGCGCGCGATAGGGACCGTACTCTCCGATCTGCACCAGGCCGTTCGCCGTGCCGTCGGCATAGAGGTACAGCGAGCATCCCGGCAGGATGGTGATCGACGCCGATCCGCGCACGATGCTGACGGCCTTGGTGCTGGCCGCGTCCAGGCTGACGAACAGCGGACGCTTGACCAGCGGCAGCGTGACCGTGCGGCCCGAGGTGGTGGCGCCGGCGATGCTGATGCGCGCCGCGGCACGGACCTGCGCGGCGGTCGGCGTGGCGTTCCCGGCGGAAACGGACACCGCCAGCGTCTCGGTGATCGCGGCATCCAGCAGCGCCATGCCGCTGGAATGCGTCACCTCCTTCTGGTTCTGCGCCGCGGTGATGTAGGGGATGGCGAGGTTGGGTGTCGCGCTCATACCGTCGCCTCCGCCGCGATGCCGCGGCCCACGATGTTGCTCAACTGATAGATCCGCAGCGTGACGGCCGGCTGCGCGCTGCCGAAATCCGTCGTCTGCTGCGCCGCGCTGTAGGCCGCCGCCGGCGAGGCCAGGCCGGTGATGGTGCGCACCACGTCGGCCCCATCCAGGATATCGACCTCATAGGATTCGGCGGCTTCCGACAACGGCACGGTGCCGGTGCCATCCAGCCATTCGCCGCCGACGCGCGTCCGCCGCGCCCAGGCGACCGACAGGTTGTTCGACCCGTCGCGGCTGGCCGTGATGCGGCACGGCGCGTAGGGCTGTTCGGCGCGGCCGCGGCGCGCCTTGGTGACGGTCACCGGCGTCGTCTCGACCGTGTCGTACAGCCCGGCCGCGCGCAGGAAGCGGGTCGCGGAGGCCTCGGTGACGCCGGCGCCGAACTGGAAGCGCGAGGCATCCAGGATCACGAAGGCGTCGCCGGCGGCGCGTGTGGCGATCTGGTCCTCGGTGCCGCGCCGGCCGCGCAGCAGGCCGGTCAGGGTGAAGCGGCCATCGCCTTCCGCCGTCGCGTCGCGCCACTGGATAATCTCGGCGCTGCCGTCGGGGCCGACCAGGGCGGCCATGTTGGCGCCGTTCAGCACCTCCAGCGCCGTCGCGCTGTCCGGCTCGCCATCGGCCATGGTCACCACCAGCGAGGCGGCATCGTCCCAGATCCAGGGGGATGCCGGCGCGGCGGCGGCCGCGGCCACGGTGCCCCACATCACCGGGTCGGTGACGCTGCCGATCTCCGACCAGGCGGCATGGTCGCTGCTGCGGAACAGCGTCACGCCACGCCAGGCGCCGCCGGAATAGGCGCAGGCGAAGGCGTATTCCCGCAGGCCCGCCCGGCCCATGTCGTCGTCGTCATCGACCAGCGCCAGGTCGGGCACGATCAGCCGCGTGTAGTAGGGCAGCGGCATGGCCGGCGCGACCCAGCCGGCGCCGGAATCGGCCGTCGCGGTCAGGCTGTAGGACGCGGCATCCTCGGTCACGCATTCCAGCCGCGTCACCCAGTTGGCGCCGAGCTGCGCGGACAGCACGCGCACCCGGATCGAGGCCCCATCGCGCGTGCCGATCGTCAGCACGTCGGTCGGCACGATGCGCGCATGCTGCGGACCGACGGGGAACGACAGGCGCGTGCGCTCCCGCCAGGTGGCGACGCACATGCGCCGCGCGATCGTCTTCGCTTCATCGCCGGTCAACGGCAGCGGCAGGTCGATCGCCGAGGTCGCGGCCGACCCCATCGTCGGCGTCGGGCTGGCCGGACGGCGCCAGGCCTGCGAGGACTGTTCCCAGCCGCGCTCGATATCCAGGTACCGCACCGCGACCTCGCGCGGCAGCTCGGCATCCTGCGCGCGCTGTTCCTCGAGCACGTTGGCATCCGGCGCCTCGCGGACCATCGCGTCATAGGCGATGGTGGCCGCCACCGCGCCGCCGCGCGGCACGAACAGCAGCGTGTCGTCAACCTCGGCCGCATCGAACTGGTGCGCGCTGGCCAGCGGCGCGATGGCATCGCGCGCCGACATGGGCCGGGCGAGGATATAGCCCCGCAGCGGCAGGTCGATATCCGACACGTCCAGGTCGGCCGGTTCCATCCCCGACCGCACCGCGATGGCTTCCACCACATCGGCGACGGACAGGTCCACAGCCGCCAGGCGGTTGATGTAGATGCGCTTGATGGTCGGCACGTTGCTCGGCTGCTGGCTGATGATCACCGCATCCGACAGCCCGTCATAGGTCCAGTGCTGGAAGCCGCCCGTGATGCTGGCGGACTGGTTGACCACCGCCTGCCCGGTGCCGAGCGCGAGCAGCCCGAAGGAGGGCAGGCCGTAGTTCACCCCGAGCATGCGGCTGCGATCCTGCGCCGGGTTGGGCACGCCGCCCGTGGGCAGCGCCACCGCCTCGCTGACCCAGACGATGCTGCCGTCCCGCGCGAATTTCACGATGCGGTTGGTGCCGACATAGACCGTCAGCACCAGCGTCTCGTCCCCGCTGTCGTAGTCGGCGTTCGTCACCAGCAGGACAGTCGCGCCGGGCACGATGTCCGACGCGGTATGGGTGACGGTGGTGACCTTCAGCCCCATCGATGCGCCGCCGCCGAGATAGCCCGCACCGGACGCGACCTCGATGCGGTGCAGGTTCAGCCCGCCGGCGTCGGCCGACGCGTTGGCGAACCATAGGTCGGTGCCGCTCAGCGGGTCGCGCCGGCCCTCGCAGGCCGCGAATTCGCGCCCCGTGCCGCCGAACTGCACCATCGCCGGCACCGGCGGCTCGATGCTGAGATCGCCGCCCCAGACGAATTCCATCCAGTCGGTATCGATCAGCTTGATCCTGGGCACGGCGGGGCCGTGGTAGGCGCAGAAGCAGAAGTTGCGCGGCTCACCCATCAGGCGCGGCACCTGCAGATGCACGCGCAGCTTCGGCGCATGGAACTGGGTCGCCCCATCGGCGAAGGTGAAAATGCCGCTGCCGAAGCTGTCCACCGCGCGCAGCGTGTCCGGGTCGATCTTCAGCAGCACCGGCGACCAGGCGTAGGGCGATTCGATGCTGGAGGCATAGAGGTAGCCGTCCTTGCCCATGGTCAGCAGGTCGGCGCCGAGCGATGCCGCCGGGCCGGTCAGGCCGAGCGGCTCGGCGATATCGGCCATGTGCCGTTCGGTGATCGTCGCCAGCGTCACCAGGTCCAGCACGCGGATGCCGTCGAGCGTGCTGGACCCGTTCTCCGACAGGCCCATATAGACGCGCCCGCGCGCCCAATCGACCGCGACGCTGCCCTTCTGGTTGCGGAAGCGCGGCGC